TTCGATTATTTCTTCGGGACTGATAGAAGCAGCATTGCCAGCAGTACCATCATATAGACCTTGACCTCTCGTCATCCGATTTCCTTTATAAGTTTCATCATATTGGAGTCCTACAGAAGCAAACTCTCTTGCCAGTGCCTGTCCCGCTTCAGTGGGATCATTAGTTTCTCCTCTTAAATATTTACCTACCGAAGGTCTTTTCACATTAATAACATAATCTTTAAACATATCTTGAGTTTGCTCAGTAAATAGCATATCCCTAGTAACATCACTATTTTGAACAAACTCTTTCATTGTGTCTGGAATGATTTGATATTTACCAACGGCAAACACTTCTTCTCTTGCTTGAGCATCCATAATCTCACCAACAGTCATCTCAGTGAGATTCTTACCAAAGATAGATTTTGCACCACCAGGAGTATCACCAGCCTTGCTACGGTTTACAGAATTTACACCACCCTCACCAGAAACAATAGTATCAAATGTAGCAGCACCACCACCTGCCATATTACTCCTATTGCGACCGCCGCCGCCTGATGTTGATGTATCTTCTTCGTTGTCGTTTTTAAATCTGAAAATTTTACCGATTCCAGGTAACGTAAGAGCACCAAGAATTTCTTTTAATCCTTTGTAGAATCCATTCCAACCACCTTGTTTATCATAATATTGATGCAGTCCCTCCGATTGCAATTGACCAAATAAACGTTTATTCCTTTTTTGTGCTTCAAGAATACCCTCTCCAATATTAAGAGAGATATCTTTCATTTCTTTAGACTTATTACCACTGAGAGTAACCTCAGTACCATGAAGTTCTGCAAGATAACCAGATTTAGGACCAGTTGTTACCATACCATCGGCACCAGATGGCATCGTCATATCTTTTGCAGCTAGAGCAGCATCAATACCAACAGAAGCAGCAGTACCAGCACCAGGAATAGTAGATGCTGCACCAGAAGCTAATTCCAGACCAGCACCAATAAAATCTCCCTGTAGTGCTCTCTGAGCAGCAAAAACAGCACCTAATCCTAATCCTACCAGTGGAATTTTCTTTCCTAGACTCTTTGCAATTGCTCCACCAGCAAGTTTACCAATTGCTTTTCCACCTAATTTCTTTCCTAAGTTTTTCCCAAGACCTTTGCTCATCTTACCACCCAGAGCAATGCCAAGTCTTGTTCCAGCTCTAGCACCACCTCTTTTCATCACGGATCTGCCTAATGCACCTGCAGCTGCCTTACCACCTATACCTACGCCAGGACCACCGCCTCTACGTGATCCACCACCAGCACCCATCAGTGCCATGCCGTTTGCTCCAAGACCCATATAAGCAGCGTTGCTAGAGAAGTCTCCACCTCGTTCCAGATTAAATTCTTCTGCAGCTGCTATTGATTTTCTTCCTAATTTTTCTGCTTCTTGTTGCTGTGTTTGAGCAATCTGTTGTTGAACTTGTGTTTGTTGTTTTGTAGTAGCAACTAGACTCATGGTAACCATGGTCAATCTATCAATTGCCTGTACTACTTCTCCACTATCTCCACCAACAGGTTCCATGCGTTTGACGAACATATCGTCACCGCCAATATCTCTTTCTACACCAAGATTTGTAGCACCGATATTTACAATTCTATCAGAAACAAATCCTTCTGATTTTAGTGGTTTTCCATTAAATCCACCCCTAGCTAATCCACCACCCTGAACATCAGGATTTATTGCTGATGGTCCTGCAGGTAATGCTCTTTGTAAAGCTGTTCCACCAAGCATTCTTTGTAAAGGGGCTGCAGCTACTGCTTTTTGATTTCCACCCGATAATAAAGGTTGTTGTCCTGCTCTCAAAGCAGCAGGTTCTTCTACTTTTGCAGAAACTTCCTCAATTTTCTGGTCTGTTTTTTTACGTTCTTTTAATAAATGTTCTTTTAGTTCTTTATATTTCTTTTCAATCAAATTTTCCAGACCAATCTCAATCCCAGATTTACCTCTGCTATCTTGATATGATAAAAATCCGTGTGCCATTATCGTTGTTTAGCTGCTTCTTGTGCTTTTTTGACATTATCTAGATGTTGCATTAAGAGACTAGTATATACTTGTCTCTCCCATGGCATCATATTTTCAATCTCAGTCAAAGAGTATTTATGATGATGCATCAAAGCAAAGTTGGTTTTATAGTATCCCTCTAGCGTGTTATGGAAGAGGGCTATCCGAAAAAATTAGTTAATCCATTGATTAAAAACTCAGATTCAACTCCTGTCTCTGGATTTGTAACCGTAAATGTATGCTCTAATCTAGGAATAGACTCAAAAAACTTTTGAATTTTTTCAAATTGAGTATTGGTCAATCCTTCTACGAATTGAACAAATTCTTTTTTAGTAGTAGTAGAGTTGTCATATACATCCTCTTTATCAAAGATCTGATCAATACATTCAGCAATAATTTCAACTATACCATCTGTAGATGGAGTTTGACCCATAATAGATCCACTAATGAATTCAGTCCAAGAAGGATACTTCATAATAACACCAAGTTCATCATTTAGCATGATTTTAGGGTCATGTCCTTCTGGTTTGCTGACTTTAACCTCAGTCAGATTCAGATTATACTTAACTTGCGTTTTTTCGTCATCTTTGCAAGTTACATTCATCTGTACAATTTCACCAACAGATACAGCACGAATTTGAAGGAAAATATATTCCAAATCAAACATTGCTAGATCTTCTAGTTTAATTCTTGACTGAATACAACCCTTTAAAAGAGACTTAACAGATTTTTCAATTTCTTTTTCATCTTGTGTTTCTAAAGCTATTAGAAGTACCTTTTCTTCCTTTACAACAAAAGGACGATATCTCAATTTTTTCCCATTAGAAGGTATTTCCAACTCATAAGTTGGGAGAACAACTTGTGGCAACGCCATTATATTAACTCCAAGGTCATATTTATATTTAGCGACTTTTTCAGACGAAAAATATCGGGAATTTTTTTCCCACTTTTATGGAACTGAAAATTGCAATTTGACCCTACTGATCCATGGGGAAGGCATTCACCATTCTTGACGCAAGATTTTTATTACCAGTCACAGCTACTTCCCTCTTAAAGTTCTCTAGTCGTTGCTCATCTGTAAGAGGAGTAACACTTTGATATGGACCCAATCCATCACCTTTAGTAATTTGAGGAGCTTTTCTAACATCTCTCATTATAGTATAATGTCTTTCATACTTGAATTGAGCTGTTACTTTTGTTATTTGAGAGGATCCAAATTGAAGTGGGATAGCATCAATTTGGTATGGCCATGCTTTCTCCATAACATATGTGATTGGTTTTCTTTCAGTAGAAGAATCTTTTCCAGCCTCTGTCTTTGTAATATAAATGTCACACGCATAGTCATCTTTGTAACCGACTCTCATTACTCTATTAGGACTTAATACATTTCCTTTTTCTTTAATATTATTGTTATCCATACCACCAATAATAACATAATACCAAGCATTTAAAGCTTTCAAAATGTTTAAGTTAGCATCTAACATAAATGTAAGAGAAAATTCTGTAAACACTCTTGTGTGTGGATAATCTACAGCACCAAGACCAGTGACTAATCCAACTTGTGTTCCAGTTGCAGTATTTGAGTTAGGCAATTGTGCTTCTTCACAAAAAATCTCTAACAAATCAGGATTGAAGAAATCAGCTGGAGAAACACCTCCCTTAGAACCTTTAAATTCTACTAGAAAGTTATTACTAAATGAAAATCCGCCTTGACGACTGACCTGAGATAAAAATGAAGTAATTCCCGCTGCCACGCTAAATACCTATGTTGGATCATTTATATTTATGGCGTACTCTGGGTATTTTAAACCTAAAAACCCTCAGAAGTACCGTGGCAACCCGACAAACATTGTTTACAGGTCGCTATGGGAACGTAAGTTCATGGTGTTCTGTGACAATAACCCTTCAATATTACAGTGGGGAAGTGAAGAGATTATTATACCATACAGAGCTCCTGATGGTAAGGTGAGGCGATACTATCCAGACTTTTATATCAAAGTTCGTGAAAAGTCTGGTAATCTTGCGAAGTATATTATTGAAGTAAAACCCAAAAAACAAACACAACCACCGAATGAGAAAAATAAACGAACTGCCTCATATCGTAATGCTGTATTAACATACGCAAAGAACCAAACTAAATGGTCTGCTGCTCGTGAATATTGTGAAGATAGGCAGATGAACTTCTTAATATTAACCGAGGATCATTTAGGAGTATGACAAATGACAACAGGATTCGCCGCTATACAGCGCAACAACGTAAATAAAGAACCAGGATACAAAACATTATTTGAAAAAGTCTCCGCTAAAACAAACGGAGAAAAAAAATCACTTGCATGGTATAGAAATGCAGTGAAATCAGAAGCTAGTAGTTATAAGAAAAATTTTAGTAAGTATATATTAAATGAAAAGAGTGACAGAGTAGGCGCTGCTGATGAACAAGATGCAAATGAATTGCGTCGATACACAGTAGCAGGACACCTTTATATGTTTGAGTATAAAGCAAAGATGAAGTATCTTCCTTACTATGATAGGTTTCCTTTAGTGTATGCAATCAAAGCAGCAGGTAAAACTGAATTTTGGGGTGCTAACCTACATTACTTGTCACCAAAGAAGAGAATTATAGCTACTAAAAAATTAATGCAGGGAAGAATTGACATTCCTAAGAGATGTTTCCATAAATACCTAAGTTCACATGTAGAAGGGTTATACCTAGATCTATCTTCAAGTGAATGGGATACTGCAATCCTATTACCAACAGAAGATTTTGTAAAAAATGTCAACGGCATGGTATTTCCAATAGATAAATCTGAAGTATGGAAAGATACTGATGAGAATTTCTACGATAAAATCCGAGGTCAAAGACTAGTGAAAGGATATGGAACACCACAATCCAAGGAAATGAGTAGATGAATAAACCTAAACAAGAAAAACAATGGTTCTGGGATTTTATCCAAGAATACGTCCTCGGGACAGGTGGTTTTGGTTCCGATGAAATTATCAAAGAGCAACAAGAGAAACAAGCAAAAGAGGAAGGATACGATAGTGCCGCAGAATTTAATGTTAATTCTAGAATTAAAAGATTAGATTCACCTAAAGAAAATTATACATCTTCCAATATTCTAAAATATCCTAATGCTCAGACTATTGGTGAGCAGAGTGACTATGTATTGTTTCAGTTTAAAAAATATAATCCACCATTTCAAAAAAGATCTAAAAAAGCATTTGGAGTCGAAGGTAATAACCTCAATATTAATACCGAGGAAAAATTAGGAAATTATCTTGGAAAACCCTATGATTACAATCAAGTTGGTGAATATACAGATGCTGGAGAGGATTATCCATCTGTCATAATGTATATGCCAGAAGATATTTCTACTGGTTTCAGAGGTAATTGGGGTGGTAAAGCATTCAGTACAGTTGGTGCAGGTATTTTAAGAGCTGCTGGTCAAGAAGGACTAGGTGCCAAACTTGCTGGAGGTTTTGGTACACTTAATGGTGCAGCAGAAAGAGCTCTTGGTCTAGCATCTGCTGCAGTTTTACAGAAGTCTGTTCAAAAAGCTGGTGGTGATCAACTTACTAAAGATGATATTTTTGGATCAATATCTGGGGCAATCATGAATCCCAATACTGAATTGATGTTCCAAAGTGTTGACATGAGAAACTTTGCTTTGAAATTCAAATTAGTTCCAAGAAATGCAGGTGAATCTAAAGAAATTAATAAAATCATAAAAGTATTCAAAGCATGTACTTTACCACGCCGTGATCCTGAACAAGTAATGGGATTTAATGATCCAGGTAAACCGATAAACAAGGGAATTGTGTCTGCATTTATTGGTGTACCAAATCTTTGCAGAATTTCTTTTATGCGTGGAGCAACTGAACATAATGTTCTTCCAAGATATAAAATGTTAGCTGTTACTGAAGTAAGTGTAAATTACACTCCTGATGGAGCATATGCTACATATAGAGATGATGGTCAACCTGTTGCCATCGAATTAACACTTAATTTTCAAGAAACAAAAATCAACTTTGCAGAAGAAGTTCTCTCAGACTCTGTTCGATAATGTATTTTTCAATCATACCAGATCTCGCTTACGACGAGAAACCAATCAACTCTCCTTTTTCAACATCAGATTTTACAGTCGCGAAGAATTTTTTTCGTAGATATAAAATCAATGATGATATCTTTTCCAATGTTGTTTACTTTAACAAGTATGCAATCAAAGATGGAGAACGTCCAGATGTTTTAGCTAGGAATTTTTACGGAAATCAATTTTATGATTGGGTAATTCTTTTGACTAACAACATGGTCAACGCACAGTATGATTGGCCAATGAATAACTATGAACTCTATAGAGTATTAGAGCAAGAATTTGATGATCCATACAGTCAGATCAATCATTATGAAATCAAACAATCGATGGGACACTATGCTGCTGGTTTACATGTTGATCAAACATTTTACAATGGACAGCATAAATTAAATATCGATGGTGTCATGACATTAAAAAACGGCAATGAGATTTGTAGTCCCATTACCGTTGCAGAATATTATCAAGAAGAAAATGATAAGAAGAGAGAAATATATCTTCTTAAAAAACAATACTTACAATCTTTTGTAGATGATTTCAGAAAACAAAATCTATACAAAAAAGACACCAACTATATTAGTCAGCGTCTAAAGAAAACTGGTTGACTTTTTTTACCAAAAAATTGGCAGAGAATTTTTTTCACTTTTCACAGATTTGATTATCGAATTTCGTCTCTAGTTTTGCGACTCGTGTGAGGAGAACTAGGTTGTCTGCCTCCACCTGATCGAGACGCTTACGTAGTGCCTCGATCATTTCTTTTTTCTTCATTAGTTAAGTTCATAACAAGCTGATCGTGCCAACTCTGGATTCTTTTTCAGTGCTCGATGCACATGACCATGAACATCTGTTTCTAAAGTATGATGTGCATTAGTATGGACTACTTGAATCAATCCTAAGGTTCCAACAAAAGTTAAGTTTAAAACTGTAACTGGGTGAAAGATAACCTCAAACACTTTCTTCACTTAATGAACTTATCCATACGAAGTTTAATGTAATACATTCCTACGACCCAAAGGGAGAAGAGAAACCCCTCCCCGTAGCTCATAGAATTCCATGCTCCAACTGCTCCATCTAGCATTGCTAGAGTGTCAGGCATTGCCAAGAATTCAGTTCCCATATTACTCTTCAGCAAGACGTGCGAAGTAGGACAGGGCATCATCATCATCAACGACTGCTTCTTCCTTGACAGGAGAACGATGGTGACCACCAACCAGTTGATTATTACTATCGATAGTAATATCAGGGGCGTTGAAACTACCACGACCTTCAGACTCATCCTCGAAGGACTCATCAACTGGACGGGGAGCAGGACGTGCGCTGATACCTAGCACAAGATTCAAACGACGCTCAAGATCTTCGTATGACTTGAACTGCTCTTTAGAAGTGAATGACTCTAGTGAGTATTCTTTTTTCCACGTTGCTTCAAGTTCATCATCGTCTGCAGACAAAGCACTAACACTATCAAACTCAGAGCTATCATAGTTCCAGTACCCTGCTACTTTTTTGATCTTCAATTTGAAGTTAGCACCTTCCCAAAGATCAAAGACATTTACTGGTGTCTCATCTTGGAACTCGGGTTGCATGGCAGCAAGGATCTTATCATGGATCTTCTTGCCATACTTATACAAGAATGTCTTACCCTCGTTCTCAGGGTGCTTAGGATCCTTTACAACATAGATGTTACTGTAGTAAGAAAGCTTACGCTTCTGCTTACGTGCAGTCTCTTTGTCCTCATCAGCACCGCTGTTCCAGAGACGGCGGTTCACTTCACCAACGGGATCCTTTTCGTTGAGTGTAGTTAAGGAGTTTTCAATGTACCAACCACCAATACCTTGGAAGGCATGGGAGTACACCTTTGCCCATGGGATGGTTTCACCATCAGGGGCAGGAAGGAATCTGATAACGGCATATCCGTTACCAGCAGCGTCAACTTCTGGTTTCCAGAACCTATCATCAACGTTCTTACCGCTGGATGACTTCTCAAGTTCCTTCTGAAGGTAGGAGAAGTTGTTCTGAGATTTACGCTTTAAGTCTGCGAATGACATAGATTACCTCGGATTTAATCGGATTTGGTTTGTGTATTGGGTCGGAACCCAATGGTGCCCTCATCACTTGAACATAATAACAGGCAAGGGGACGGGCGTCAACCCCCTGCCTCTAATTGTTGCTTCATGCGTTGAACCTTTAACAATAGTTCATCAAACATGGATTCGATGGACGTGTCAGGTGTAGCTCCTAGCATGACAACCCCCTGCTTCATGGTCTCGATGACCGATTTAGCTTCGGGATCATCACTCAGTTTAGCACGAGCATAAAAGATCTTTTGTTTTTCAATGAGAGTTTCAAGTGCATCAAAATAATCCATCTTCCTTTCGTCTTCAAGAAGAACAAAATTCATAGCGGATCTAAAACAGAACTGCTGGAGCTCCAACATTTCTTGGATGTCACCTCTAACTATATCAGATTTAAAGAAACTCATACTAACATTAACTTGGCACGACTTGTTTTTTTCATGAAGTTAAGTTGCTGTGCATCATGACGCAACTTTTCTTTCAATGGTTTGCTAATTAGTTTACTTACACTATCTAATTCGATTTCATTTTCCTCGCAGTAGTGAATAACAGAATCAATATAATTCATTGATGGATTGTGTAATGCAATCTTCTCCACTTCCTGCGAAAATCTCGCAGCGGTCATAAATTTATCCTCTAATAATTGTTTTTTGTCCATATCGTTCTTGGTATTCGTCGATGTAACCCATCAACTTGATGAAATATTCTTTCTTAGGTGGAAGCACCTTGACTTGGGTCTCTCCGTTTTCACAAGCAACGATTGTGACGAGTTGTTTGACACTCAACCCGTAGTTTTCTTGAAGCATACATGCGTATGCAGTTTCTTGAACGAAATAGTCGTAGAGATATTCTTCACGCTTAGGTTGTTCTGCTGTCTTAAAGTCAATAATAGACAACACACCATCAAACTCAGCGATACAATCTACACGCCCTGCTAGTTCTAAATGTTTAGAGTAGAGCGCAGCTTCCTGTAAGTAAATATTATTTATACGGTCCAAAGTAGGACGACTGTGGTGAAACATCAGCACAGGAAGGGGATGTGATTTGTATTTCTTTAAGTCTAAATCGTTATTAAGATAATCTTCTGCAACTAAATGATACTTTGTGCCACGACCAGTAGCACGAGTGGACTTGGCATTTGCTGCCTTCTCACCAACACGAGCTCGCCACCTAGCAATACCCGCCATCTTTTTAGCATTGTTACCAATCACGGTGGTGACAGATGGAAATTTCATGCCTTCGGGTGTGAGATAAAGTCTTTTTCCTTCGACCATCTCAGCAGACATTTCAATAGGTTCAATGCCACCTACATGATTAAACAATTTCATAAACCTAAATTAATTTTGTTGATGAGATAAGATTTGACAAGACCAGAACGAACGATATCTTCTACACCGAATTCAACCAGTGAGAACTCATCCATTTTCTGTAAGATGCGTTGGAAGTCAATGATACCTGTACGCTCACTGATCTTTTGCAGATCAGTTTGTGCAGCATCACCACAGAAAATGATCTTACTATCCTGTCCAACACGAGTGATGATACTATCCAGTTCATGGAAGTTTAGGTTCTGACACTCATCAATGATAACGATAGCATTGTCTAGTGTAGTGCCACGTATGAAACTAGTAGACCAGAAGGAGATAGTTTCCTGTGCCTTCAGGTTATCATAG